ATGTCGACTGCCCTGAACAAAGCCGCCTGGGTCGACCGCGTGTTCACCAAGCTGAGCAAGATGGACCCCAAGGCGACGATCGAGCAACTGCAAGCGGTTGCAGAGGAGTCCTTTGCTGCCGCCGACACGGTCACACCCGAGGCCTGGGCCGAGCGATATTTCAGGACGCAGAGTGCTGCGGACACCGTCGATCGCCAGTGGCGCCTTGCTTTCTGGGAGCGTGTGTTCGAGCTGGAGCCCAGGCTCAGCCCGATGGAGGCGTGGGATCTGTGGGAGACCGCCGCGGCAGACCCGGTCCAAAGTGCACGCCCCGCACAGCTGGCCGCCGAGCATTTCATAGGCCTGAAACTGCCGCCGATGACGGACGGAAGCGACACGTCCCCCGTCCTTCCACGCGAGGACCTCATGATCAGCGTGGCGGGTGCAACGCCCCAGGAGATCGAGCGAGCGCACGCCGCCGTTCACGCGATGTTCGAAGCAGCGCAGGTCTTACCCACGTTCGCAGCCCGTGCTGCGCACAAGCTGGAGAGTTGGGACCACGCCGGATTTCCTCCTGAGCAGCTCCCCTCCAACGCCGAGTTCGATGCCGCACAGGTGTGGTTCGGCGTTTCTGACTGCATCATCGAGGCCGTCTTCGGGTCGGAGCGCCCCGCCAACGCCTCATCCCTGGTGGAGTTCGTTCTGCCTGCTGCCGAACGCACTCTCCACTAGGGAGTCGATGTGGAGTGTCACGCTCCGCCGGCAGCGCCCGGGCTCAGAACAGGCTCACTTGCGGATCTGGCGGCGCCTTCGGTCGCTCGGCCTTTGGCATCGGGGTCGCCCTGATCTTCTCCACGGGCCATTGCTGAATCACCTGCTCAGCCTCGGACGGGGATCCGAACAGCCAAGCCTGCTGGTCCTGCGGCTCAAGCACTGCCACCATCCGCTTCTCCGGATCGTTGGGGTCCGGCTTGTGCATGCGCTTCATGATCGGATGATCGTCCGCGTTGATCGTGATCATCGTGTAGGTGTCAAAGATCTGCCCGGTGACCTTGTTGACCCACGCGTTCCACATGCCGGCCAGGCCGAGCGGGCTGCCGTCGGCGTTCTCGAACCGCCAGCTCACGTGCGAGCCAGTCTCGTAGCAGGGCTCGTAGAGGTTCCGGACCGGAATCACGCAGCGCTGCCCGGCTAGCCACACTGGCTTGTACGTGCGGCTGACCCGCACCTTGTCTTCCCAGCGCGCGTTGTTCGTCGCGTACGGGTAGGTGTCGATGTCCGGCCAGTTCGTCGGCACGAGCTGCCAGCGCCCGACAGCGTAGATGAGGCGGCCGGTCGTGCGGTCCGCACGCAGGAACTGGCCCTGCTTCTTCGGGCCGACGTGGTGCCCTTCGAAGAATCGCAGTGGTGGCATCGGTCCGCTCACGTCCCAGTAGTCCCAGACTTCCTGTTCAGTCGGCGAGGTGTACAGATTGCACATCCTCGAACTCTATCGCCGTGGCACTCACCGGCGGCGTCTCCGCTCTCGCCCACCACGCCTGGTCGAACCAGTCGGAGGCTCGGATCGACCTGGTCGACCGAAGCTCCTGCCGCCCCTTGATCAGCATGCCGCGCAGATTGATCCGAGCCACCCAGGCTTTGTCCAGCGGTGGCAAGACCCAGTCTGAGCCGCCGGGGATGGCCAGGCCGGCCAGCAGCGGCGGATTGCGGTTTCGCGGATCTCGACCAGGCCGATCCGGTGTCAAGCTCAACACACCTCGATGGGGCGGGACGAGCTTGAGGCCTGCTCGCTCCAGAGGCTGACCGCGCCTGTACATCTCGACGACGGTATCCACCGGCGGCCCGACCACCCTCACCCACCACGCCTGATCGAACCATTCAGAGCTGCGGCTCGACCTGATCGGCTGATGCTCTTGTCGACCCTTGATCAACATGCCGCGCTGGTTGATCCGGAGCACCCACGCGTTGTCCAGCGGCGGCATGACCCACCCAAAGGATCCCTCCCGACGAGCCACTCCGGCCAGCAACGGCGGGCGGCGATCCTGTGCATCTCGGCCACGGCGGCCCGGCGCGAGGCTCAACATGCCCCGAACGGGCTGAACGAGCTTGAGGCCCTGCCTCTCGAGGCGCTGACCTCGCCTGTACATCTGGACGACGTCAACCAGCATTTCATTCCGGGAGCACGGGGCGAAGCCACGCGACGGCCGCTTCTTCGGGAGGCATCGCGCGCAGCCGCTCGTCTCGCCAGAGGTCGAGCGCTACGTCGTCGAGCTGCTGCGGGTCCACCGTCGGCCACTGCGCCTGCAGCCGCGTCGAGACACGATGCAGCCAGGTCGTTGGCAGAAAGGACGGCTGTTCCATGCAACCAATATACTGTACAAACGTACAGTACCTCAAGGGTGCACAGCACGCGTTACAAGATGTAGCGTCGCTTGCCTCCTGCTGTCCATCGTCGTGCTGTCCTACAGAGCTCCAGAGGCTGAGGCAGAGAATGAGGGCAACTTCAGCAGCCATCATGCACTCCGATCTCAATGCGATTCTTGGAGAGCAGCAAGCTGTCATTTCTCTGCTCAGCGGCCGGCTGTTTGACGAAGGCGGCCAGGTCGACAGGCAGTCCTTCGACGGCTTCGCGAGAGCTCTGTTTGCTCATATGTCGGTCCTGAGCAGCGTCGTGCTCCCGGCGCTCACGGACGAAGAGGACCGCAGAAAGCTCAGCGAGCCTGCAGAGCTAGCTTCCAGTGCGCTTGCACATGCAATCGTTCAAGCGCGAGCGAATGCGATTGACGCATCCAGCGTTGCACCGCTCGTCGCCGCTGCCACAGGCCTCGTCGCCATGGAGCGCGCGGTCATACCGCTGTCTTTGCTCGGGCTGTCAATGACTCGCCAGGAAGAACTTGGCGCACTGGCAGACGAGGTCTTCTCGCGAACCATCGGGCCAGGCGACGAGGCTGGTGCAGCAAGCCAGTCTGCGACAGACCTCGAGCCGCAATGACCATGTCCCATCGGCGGGACACAATCTGCCTTGTCTTTTGACATGTGCAGACGCCTGCACATGGGCTAAAAACGGTGCTTGCGCGGTAGCAGGAGCGCGAGTAGATTTTGTGAATCCCTGCGATCTGCCGGCTGTACCGGCGCCCGATGGGAGCCACTTCAATGATCCAGCAGGAGTTCGTCAGCGAACCGAACGTTGACACCCGCAGCGAGGCCATTCGATTCGCGGTTGTCGTCGGTGGTCTGATCGTAAGAGGCTTGGTTTCCAGGGAATTCCTGGAGAATCGTTTCGCGGCGGGACCGAGGCCGGCGGACTGGCTCACTGCCTACGAAGCGCACCGGCAAGAGATTCACCAGCTCGTCTCAAGCAAGTACCTCCAGGACGGGGACTCGCCCGTACTCATCCATCCCGATGACTTCTAGGACGTGACAGCTGACTCGCGGCTAGCGGCGGTTCATTTCACTGCCGGCGCCCTGGCGAGGAGTTCAGTTTTTTCGACCGAGCCACGGCTGGATCCGAACTCGAACTGATGCGCGTCGCGTAGGCCATTGGCGAACTGCTGAGTCAGCATGCCCAGTGGTCCGTTGAGCGCCATGATCAGCGGGTTCACGTCCCCTCCCTTCGTCACGCCCAGCCAGGTCACGAAGACCATCGCCGACAGGCAGGCGAGCATGCCCACTACGTCGCCGACGATCATCAGGTCCGCGCGCCTGGTCGTCCTGCCGAGCTGGGCGAGCTGCACGTCGCGCTTGCGGGCGTCCTGCCGATCGGCGAGGAAGGCCTTGTCGAGTTCGGCCTCGGCCGCGATCAGCGCCTGGCGGAAGGCCAGCAGCGCAGCAGGATCGGTCTGGATCGCGGTCAGTGCGCCCTGGGCGCTGTCCTTGCCAGTGACCTGCTTCGCGATGTCGATCACGCTGCTGGCGGCCTGTTCAGCCTGGTCGCTGCCGGTGATCCATTTCAGAATGCCCGGCACGAACTGCGCGAGCGCGAATGCGGTGCTGATCGGATCCATCAGGCCTTGCCTCCTGCAGCGGCCGCGATCTCCACGCGGTTCAACAGCCAGCCGTAGACGAAGGCTTCATCCTTCGCGCGACGCTCAGCCAGCTCGACGTAGAAGGCGCCCTGCAGCGCATTGAGCGCGCGCAGCAACACCACCTGCCCCTCGGCGCCGCGGCGGCACATGTACTCCCGCAGCGCCGCGATCGTCATCGGGCCGATTCGGCCGTCGGCCTTCACGTCGGGATACCAAGTGCCTTCCTTGTTCAGCACGTTCAGCGCGCGCTGCAGGAAGGTGGCCGCCTGGTCGGTGCCCTGGTTCACAGCGGTGTCGAACAGCTCGCCGGCCACAGCGGGCGCTGCGCTCGCGACCTGGTCGAGCTGCAGCGCGTCCCAGTAGCGGCTGCGGTAAATCGCCTTGGCCTGATCCAGGCCGAGCAGGTTCATCGGTCCGCCGTAGCCAAAGGCGCGCGCCACCGCTTCGGTGATGCCGTGCTTCGTCTGGCCGCCGCTGTCGCGCGGGTCGTCGCTGAAGCCGGCTTCCTTGCCGAGCACGGCTTCGTAGGCTATGTTGAAGTCCATTGCTGTCGTCTCAGTTCAGATTCCAGGGTTCAAGGAGGTGGGAATGTTCTTTGGCGCGCAGCCGGTCACTTACCGAGCAGCCGGCTGAACCAGTCGAACTTGAAGGCGCCCAGGCCGAGGAGTGCCATCACCGCGTACATCGCGAGACGCCGCAGCCCTCGGCCCAGCTGGCGGTCGATGTAGTCGCCCCATACGGTCATCAGGCGCTGCGCGGTGCGCTCATCGCCGAGCTGGGTCATCAGCTGGGCGGACAACCGTTCGGCGATGGCATGCGCGTCGGCGTCACTGAGGCTGCGCGGGTCATGTTTCGGCGGCATCGGCGCCCTCCTCTTCGTTCGCGTTCTGGTCGTTGCTCTGCTTTGGCGGGCTGGGCAGGCCGCTCGCGTTCTGGTGGCGCACGTCACTGCTGAAGCGCAGTTCCTTCTCTTCGGCCTTCTTGCGCCAGCTCGCAATCTGCTCAAGCACCGTGTCGGGGTTGCGCCCGGCCTTGCGGATCACCTCGACCTCGCTGATGAATCCGGCTTGGCTCAGCGTCAGCCAGGCGGTCGCTTCCTTCGCCATGTCGATCCAGGGCATCGACGGCGCGACGTAGAGCACGTCATCGTTCGTGCCCGGCTTCAGGTCGACCGGCATGGGCACGACTTCGGAGGCATTCGCGACCCTGATGAAGTCCTCGACCATCGGCTGCACGGCCATCGTCACGAAGTCGTCGGTCAGGCAGGCGTAATGCACCCACTGCTCGACCAGCTCCTGTCGCTGGCTGCTGTACGTGCCGTCGTAGTTGCGGCTGACGCTGGAGTAGCTCGCGCTGATGCCGGCGGCGAATGCCCGAAGCTGGCCGTTGCGGAAGGTGATCAGATTCGGGTTCGGCCGCTTGCTGTCGATGAGGCCGATTTCCTCGCCCACGGCCAGCGTGTCGATGATGGTGCCGGGTGACAACCCCACTTGGCGCGGCAGGTCGTTGCCGTTGTCGTCCTTCAGCGGCCCCTCGTAGCCGCCGCCGTCGGGCGCATGCCGTTTCACGTAGCCGGTGAGCATCGCCGCCACCTTGGCGGCGATGCGTTCGGACTCCTCGTAGTCCTTGATGTCCTCGATGCGACCGATGACGCTCGCAAATCGGGTAACGCCGCGCAGTTGGCCGATGCGGCCCAGGTGCGCCAGGTGCAGCATGCGCTCCGCCGTCACAACCTTCAGATCCGGGCGCAAGGCTGTCGCTTCTCCCGGGTGCGTCTTGCTGACCCAGTACGCGGTCGGTCGCGCCCAGGCGTTGTACTGGATCCCTTCCTTGATCCCGCGCGCCGAGTCGTTGAGGTCCATCGGCACATACTCAGGCTCCAGCATCTCGATCGAGTATGGAACAGCGGTCCCGTGGTCTAGCCCGGGCACCCTGCCACTCAGGCGCTGCGCGAAGGCTTCGCCGTCGCGGTACAGCGTGCGAGCCAGCAGGCGCTGGCAGCGCGGGTAGCTGTGCTGCCAGCGCACCTCGGGACGACGCTGCCAATCGCGCCAGGCGGCTGACAGCGCTGCGGCGTACTCCGCGTGGATCTCGCCGCTCGATGTGCGCGGCTGGAACTCGACGCCGATGCCGTTGGCGCCCACCGTGTTGTTGACCAGCACATCGAGCGCGCCGACGACCAGGTCGTGATTCCGGTCGAGGTAGCGCATCTGGTTGCGCAGCGGTGCGGCGCTCTGTTCGACCAGTTGATTCGGCGAGCCGCCGTCCTGACGGAATTTGCGTTGCGGGTTTGGTCGCGCGGCCTCGTAGTGCGCCAGCAGCGTGCGGTTGCGCAGGCGGTTCAGACCGCGCTGCGGATCGAGCCAGGCGACGAGTCGGTCGACGGGGTTCAGGCGTGCGCGCATCAGTCGAGACGCGCGACGGAGATGCGCAGGCCACCGAGAGTCGGCGCGCCCGATACACGGTCGCGCTCACCGGCGACGCGCAGTTCCCATTCTTGTCGGCCGGCGCGGATCTCCGCCAGATCCTCGCTGCGGAACACGCGGTCGCCGAGGCGCGCTTCCTTACCGAGGAGGACATCGGTTTCGGCCCGCAGGTACGCGGCCAGCATCATGGAGGCAGGGGTGCTCATGCGCCCATGCTCGTTGGATCAGCGTCCCGTTTGTAGTCTCCAGGATGGGACTATTCGCGAGTGCTCAGGCACGGGTACGCGAGGCGAGAGGCACAAGTCCCAAGGACGGCAATCCCTAGGTCGGGTTCAGGCTGGTTGCGGTCGGTCAGGTACGGGCGGTGAACGACTGCTCAGGCCGAAAGCAAACCTTCGTCGCGTGGCGAAAGGACCTGCCCAGTGTCGGCCGCATGGGCGGTGGCCACAGCGGCGGGGGCTGACCTGGTCGAATGACCGCTGTCGTGAGCAGCGAGGGGCGGACATCGACCCATAGCGGAAGTCAATCTGCCAGGATTCACAGCCGCAAAGCCGACGCGCGCAGAGCCCGAACCTGTACTTCCGGCTAGCCCGCCAAAGCGGACATCCTCGGCGCCCTATTTACCTGTAGCAACAGCAAGCGCGATCTTGTAGGCGACGTACTCCGCCTGCCCTTTACCCGGGAAGTCGTCGGGAACGACTTCAATCGCTTCGACTTGTAGGGTGCTGCCTTGCTCCGCGTTTGCTCGGTCCACGCCCGCGAGAATTTCAGACACGTGGTTCGCCAAATCAAACGTGATCGTTGCGTCGCTCATGGTCATGTCGACGAGCCTTACGACTGTGGGCCCCGACTCTGAAGGGATTCCAAACTTGATAGAAACGAGAACGCATTTCGGTCCCGTGACGTGCTGGGCGCGGTAGAACAGAGAACGATGAATTTGCATGGGTGAAATGGCGAACCGACTCGCTACGAGTTCGGCGGGCTGGAGGATAGCAGTCGTTGGCAGACGACAGCATCTGGCCGGATTCGGCCATGGCATGTACGCGACCGCGGGCTACGGCGTACGTTGCTTGACGACCGAAACGTCTTCCAGCGGGGCAGGCCAGATCTGAAGATGGTACCGGTCATCTCCGTCGAGGCCATCCTCAGACACCGAATCGAGGCCAGAGAAGCAAACTCGCACGCGATAAGTCCCAGGGGTCACAGGAATGCGGGTCGCACCTGGAAAATAGTCGGTGCAGCCTGCAATGACCAAGTTCTCACCGACTACCAACAGCGGGCATTCAACGACATGATCGTAGGCCGTCGCGTTCGTTGGAGGCGATGAAGCCAGGATCTCCAATGTGACAGGAACTTCCATATTCCTGACCGTGCCAACGCCGACTGTGCCGGGAGCAAACGCAAGCAATCGAGCAACCGCTTCATCAGGCCAAGCGTCCGAAAGGTTGCCATCGACTGCTTCGTCTTGCAGGTAGAACTGGAAGTAGTCGGCGAAGATGTTGAAGCTGTGCATACGATGGCACTACTTTAAAGCCGACCTTGCCGACTGACTGCTCATGGCCGTCTACAGTCCATCGCCGCCCACAGCATCAGCGGTCTTCCACAGCCTGCCTGGCCTTTCGATTTTGCAGTGGTAGCAGGCGCTTAGAGCACCGTCAGCGTTGAACCACTCGTGAACACCGCCATGGGCCTCGCAATCGTCGCCCTTGCCAGCAACGCCGAAGTTGATGAGAAACCACGGTAGATGACGCCGAAGACGCGTACGCCACCTGAACGGATATGACTCGAAAACCATAGCGCCTCAGCCTACCTCAAAGCGGTCGGCCGCGACCGGCCGGTAGTGGCCGGCTACACGCATTCGACCACGGGATTCGAGCGGCAGCAAACGCTGCCGAGAGGGACAGGGACTGACTGATCAGCTACGAAGGAGGCCCATTGGGCTTGCCTGCCGTGGAGAGTCCAGCTTCCTTGAGCGCCCGGTTGGCCATATCGACATGGACACGCCAAAGATGTTTCGGCGTAGCCAAGCCGAGGCGACCGCAGGCAGCGACACGGCTCTCAGTGTCGTCGCCGAGATCGAGCAAGCGATCCATGAACTCGAGTTCGATCTGGCTGGCGGGGACGGGGGCGATGGATTCAGAAGCGTCATCGGCAGCGGCTTCAGAATACGCCTCCACAGCCCATTCCAGATCGCCCTTCAGCACCTCTCGAGTTGGATGCGGCAGATCTCCGATCCAGTCATAGAGGCCCTGTGCCGCATCGTTCTCAGTCTCTGGTGATAGTCCTGCCATCTCGATCGCGTGCAGCGAAGCTGCGGCCGCGATGAGAAGGAACTCGTCGGCCAAACGTTGCCGTGTCAAGAGTGCTGCATCGAGAACATCGTCAAGCGGAACACTGGCAAGTTGCACTGTCGGGCCGTGGTTGAGCGAGGACCCGATGATGTACCCAAGCTGGCGTGATGAGGGCTTCTGCATGGCTGAAAATCTGATTCATGTTGCTGCCCAAAAGCAGCCGCTCGCGAAGGACTGCTTGTGGCCGACTGTGCCCGTTCGCGTCATGGTCAGCAAGCTGTCGTCGAGCAGCAGCACCACGCCGGCTGATGGCCGCTCGTGGGCGGCGCGGCGAACATACACTGTCGGCCAGATGCGGGCGTTGGTGAACGGCCGCTTTGAGGTAGGCTGCTGCCACCTTCACCTGCGAGACGCCGTAAGAGGTCTTTGTCCTTCTGCGCTATGCAACCATCGCCTCACGAGCAACTGCTCGAACTCAAGTCATTTGCAATGGCTGTCTTCTCGCTGGCCGCCGATGAGTCGGAGAAGCAAGTCTTGGAGAGGTGCACCGAGCTCGACGAGAACGAGATCCGAGCGCCCAAGACGGCGTTGCGCGGGTGGCGGATGGCCGTCAACGATTGCATGGAAATGTCTAGCCACTGGCCCACAGCACGCGTCATCGCAACAGACGCGGCACTCCGCGAGGCAGGCATCGTCACTTTGTCTGAAGTGCGCCGCCGGTACTCGATGCGTCTGGCTTCCATTCTTAGACGCGGTCGAATCCGTGATGAAGTCGAGTACTACCTTGCTTCAGCCATCGTTGTCGATATGGCGTCCAGCTTGTCCAGCCAGGAGAGGAGTGCACTTGAGGCGTTGGTGTCTGCATGGGAGCAACGGGCGGCCTGATCTTTCGCTCGGGGCGTGCTGATGCTCCGAGCCGGGCGTCTACGATGACCATCGTCCCACGGGCGCTGAAGTCGGCGCCCGGAACGTCCGCCCGTGCTCAACCGCTAAAGTTCGCGCTACTTGGTTGGACGCCTGGAGTCGGCCAAGAGCCGTCAGTCGCCAACGGCGGCATTCGGGTAGGCTGCCGACTATCTCCACCGTCAACACTCCGAATGTCCTGCACTCATTGTTCTGGGTCAGCCACAGGATCAGCAGACAACCCTTTTCGTGATCTCGAGGCGCTAGCGAGCGACACGCGGTTTGGCGCCTGTCTGGCCTTGTGTAGTTGGTGCGGGCAGCCTGCGGTGCACTTTTGGGTTGGTGTCTATGACGATACTTGGCGCTATTGGTGCTTGGTCGATGAATCCGAGCGCGAGGCGTTGCGCTCGGCTGTCGCAGCAGGAGTGGACGATTCGGGTGAGCCTCTTGTCTGCGCCATGGCACGTCGCCTAATTCGCCAACGCCGCGTCTTGAGTGAGCATCCGATTCATGGCGGCTTTAGCTGGCACGACGGAATAAACTCCTATGCTTGACAGCGCGTCCAGGCGAACTGACGTCTGCCGCTAGTCGATCGGACGCCGTACCTGCATTCGGCCATGAGCTGCCGGTCATGAACGTCCGCTCGCGAGGGACCTGCCTCTACCTTCGCGGCTAGACTTTTGGCATGTATCCCCCGTCCATCGTGGTGAACCTTGAATCCTCATATGAGGCGTACGTGCCGATCGACGCCCCTGCCAGGGATGTCGTACTCATGGGGCTCAGATGGCAGACACCCTCATGGCCCGAACTTGCCGTAGGGTGGTTGGAGCAAGGGGTGCCGGTCGACTCCGAGATCGCAACGTGCCTAGAACAGATCGCTAGCCGAAAAGAGTGGCCTCAGCGCTTGCGCCACCGCGCACAGGCTTTGTTGCGCGCACGGCTTCGAACGAAGTGAAGGTGGTTCATCAGACCGATGTCGGCCAGCAGCGATCCCCCACGATAGACTGCTTCCGCGCCGTGTAGCAGCGCTTGATCCAGGAATGTCCGGCGGAGGATCCCAACCATGCGACTCTTCAAAAGGCTGCTTGCCGCCAGCGGGTTCGTCGCAGGCACACTGAATCGCGGTCCGACGCCGCGCATCGTGGTCGATGCCGAAAATGCGGCTGACTGGATCGCTAAGGCGCTCCTGTCGGAAGGATACGAGGTTGATTTCTCGCTCGAAAGCCTGAAGGAGATCGATCGCTTCTTCGACGATCACGCCCCCGATGGCGCCATCAAGCCGAGCGGTCTGCTTTCCCGCGACCTGGGCACGAGAGTATTCGGTATCGGAAGCTATGTTGGAGAAGTCCTGCGCCGTGAGGCCGGTGGAGATTGGCAAGGTGACGATGACGATCCGCAGGCCGAGATCAACATCGCGCTCAAGCTGCCCGACGGCGCATTGCTTTGGCCTGTGCAGCGCGTTATGAAGCGCTGCCAGATTGGCCCAGAAGAGAGCGTTTTCGTATACGGCTCAGTTGCCAAGCAAGCGACGGGGTAAGAAAGTCAATAGTCGGCCACTTGCTGCCGGTCTCGAGTGACCGCTCTGAAGCGTCACAACTTGATGCCAAGCGGCCTCGGTCATGCAGAATGACAGTCCTCGGCAAGGGGGCTCAATGGACGATCCGGCGGAAGCCATCGCGATGCTGCAGCAGACTCTGGGAATCGGTGCGGAACTCGCTGGCAAGCTCGTGGAAGGAGGCCTCTCTACGATTGAAGAGGTTGCGTACGTGCCTTTCGACGAACTGAAGGAAGTTTGTTGCCTGTCGGAAATCGAGGCAAAAAATCTTCGGGAGCTCGCCCGACGACATCTGTTGAATATCTGACCGAGTTCATCACGCGTGGCGACCGACTTCGGCCAGTTGCAGATGGTCGCCGTGGACTGCTTTCGGGCAAGCCGAGTCGATAGATGCGAAGTCGCCGTCTGCACCGCGGAAAATTCGACAGGACGCTTTCCGGCCCTGCAGCCTCTAAGCGCCTCTCACGTCAATCATTAGGCCCCGGACATGAAGCCGCATCCGCTCACATTGGCTCACATCAAGGCAGTCACGTTGAAGCCGGGTATGTACATCCGAGACTTCGATCTTCGCTCGCTCGAATCGCAGCTGTATGGCTTCGATGCCGGTCTAGCCGCCGCGGGTGTACTCGGAGATTTCGACTGGTTCAACCGCGCGTTCAATGATTTTCTGTTCACTCAAACCAAGTGGAGCTGCGTACAAGGTTGGGCAACGGCAATACTTGAGCGATACGGCCAGAGCGAAGAAGGCTTCAACAGGTTTCTCTCGCTCCTGGAACAGGCAACATCCAAGAGCGAAGGATGCCAAAGCCACGCGACCACCGGCAACGGGTCGTGTTCTGCGGGTGAGGTCTGACCCTCCATGGAAAGGACGTCCTGCAGTTGACTTCGCCAGCTGGAAGGCGCCTCTTAGTCAAACGTTGAACGACAGCATCCTGGCTGCGAGATCGACGACGCGAAGGTCCGCAACGGGTCGATCTGGTGAGTTCGTTGGCGCACTGAGCGGACGTTCGACCCGACCTGGTCGGCGCGGAGCACGAGCCGCTGCTCAGCCGGCGTTGCCGACGACACCTCGCAACGTCAGCTTCATCGCAACGAGCGGACATTCGAAGTTCCCGGCCGACCGGCAGCAACTGCTGTGAAGCCGCCCCACACGCTACCGGTCGTACCAGTGCTCAGTCACTACCGTCACATCGATGGTCTTCACCTCGCCCGTGTTCACTTCCGTCACAGTGCACCGCTGCACGCCGCTGAGCGTGTTGACGCCGCCCACCACCGACGGAGCGGCAGCGCTGCGTCGGAAGCTCGTCGTCGGCAAGTTCGGTGACAACGCGGTCGCTGCCGACCCCGACAAAGTCGCCCAGGCGTAGGTGAAGACTCCCGCCCCACCCTGAACCGTCAGCGTGACCGAGGACGTGGTCACGTTGACAGCGCCTCCCCGCACCGACGTGATGCCCGAGCCGACGACCATGGTGCTCGACGCCGTTATCACGAACGACCCACTGAAGACCTTGCGCGGAACACCGTCGGCGCCGTAGCGCCAGATCTCGCGCGCCTTGCGCGGCACGCCGCTCAGGTCGTACCGCCACACTTCACGGGCCTTGCGGGCCACGCCACCCGCGTCATATCGCCACATCTCTGCCATGCGCCCGTCTCCCGTCAGTACACGAACACGATGTCGCCCGGCGCACCACCCGACGGCTGGCCGGCCACGTTCGTCATCGTGATGCGCCCGAGCCCGTCACCACCGCCGCGCCCGTACACCAGGCCGGCGAAGACCGGCGCGCTGTTCCACGACACGAAGCCCGGGTCGTTGAAGAACTGCGACAGAGCCCCCGGCCGCCCGGAGATGTTTCCCCAGGGCACCACGATGCTGTTGCCGAGGTGGCCGATCCCCGCCTTGCGCAGGTACCCGTCGCCGTTGGTCACCATGACCTGGCTGATGCCCGGGTTCTCGTCGTTGTTCGACGCCTGGTAGTAATGCGTCGCGAAGAGGTGTCCGGCGCTGTTTCGCACCGCCACGGTGTTTCCGTTCGGGTTCGAATCCGGCACCCACGCGGTGATCGCGGGCGCTCCGGTCACCCGGCCCCATGGCACCGAGCCGGCAGCCAACTGCCCGCTGCCATCGAAGTACCACCGCCATTGCGATTCGGAGTAGGCGTACATCCCCGACGTGCCATCGTTGGCATTCACCATCAGCGTGTAGAGCCTGGTGGTATCGCTGAACTGCAGGCCCGCCCAGCCGCTCGTCGCGCCGGGCAACGACAGCGACCCGTAGGTCTGCGGCGGCACGCTCTTCAGGTAGCTGGTCGCCTTCTCCACCCAGCTGCTGCCGTTGAACTCCTGGATCACGCCCCCGCTGAAGCGCTTCGCGCCCGTCGGCGGGCTGGTGACGGCGCCGGCATAGGCCGGATCCAGCCACTGCGACAGCGCGCTGAAGTTCGCCTTGATCTGCGGCAGGACGCCGGTGTCGTAGCGGTCGGTGGTGACGGGTTTGCTGAAGTCGATCGGCATGTCGTGTTCTGGTGTCGTCGATGGGTGGAAGCGATGGGGAGGAAGGACGGAAGGGAGGAGACCGGGCTCAGTAACCGCGCGCGGTCCAGCTGCCCGAGCCTGTAACCTTCTGACCGGTCTGCGGGTTGAGCAGGTAGACGGTGAAGCCGGTCGGGTTCGGCACGTCGAGGAAGTCGACGATCGGCAGCAGCGCGGTCGTGCCGTTGGCCTGGCACAGCGGCGTGTCCGCGTCGATGAATGTCACGCCGAACGGCACCGCGGCGCCCGTCGCGGCATTCGTGATCTGGAAGCGCCCCGAGTCGGTCTTGAGCTTGTTGGACAGCTTCACGTCCAGGCTCGCGATGCGGATCAGGTTCGCGCCAGCGCTGCAGCTGAAGGTCCACACGATGCGCACGTACCTGAAGCTCGCCGCCAGCACGTTGGTGGAGCCCTCCGCGGCGGGTGTCCAGGCGTCTGCACTGCTGAGCCTGGTGTAGATCTGGCACGAGCGCTCGACCTGGCCGGCGATCACGGTCGCGCCCAGCGTCACGGTGACGATCGTCGGCGGCAGCGCGGTGCCGTAGTCGAAGGTCTCTTCGTAGCTCGCCGTCGTTACGCTCGGCTGCGCATAGAGCGGGAAGCCGGCATCGACCTGCTGCTGCGGCGTGGTCCAACCGTGCGATTCGAAGTGCTGCGTCCAGGTCTCTGGCGCGACCGGCCCGAGCAGCGCGCCGTCCTCCAGGAACAGGTTCGTCGCGGTGCCCGAGAAGGTAGAGCGGATCTGCGTGCGAAGCACGTAGTCGGGCGGCTGGTTGATGGTGGCCGCAATGCCGACCGGCGTGCCGGTGTTGCCGGCGCTGTCGAAGGCTGCGACCCAGTAGGTGAACACGCCCGCCTGCTGTTCGAAGATCGCCGTGAAGGTGCTGTTTCCGTTCGAGCCAACGATAGTCCCCGCCGCCCAGCTCGCGCCCTTGCGCACCTCGTAGCGGTCGATCGGCAGGCTGCCCGAGGCAGGAGCGGACCAGTACAGCAACGCGTTGTTGTCGACCACCTCGGCGCGAGAGCCGGTGATGGCGCCCGGCGCGGCGACCACGGTGTCCACCGCGGCAGGATTGCCGCGGTTGCCCTTCACGTCGACGGCCGCCACCCACCAGCGCCGCGCGCCGCCCCAGTCGATGCGACGCAGGTGCCGCGTCACCTGGAATACCCCGACCACGGTGGCCGTCGCGAAGCTGTCGCCGAAGCGCAGCTCGTAGCCGCCGATCGCGAAGGCGCCCGGCACGCCCGCATAGTCGAGCTGCAGGTCGGTGCCGATGATGGTCGCGTTCAGCGCGGAGATCGACGGCGCGGTCACGGTGCCCGCCACGCTCGCCGGCGTGCTGCGGTTGCCGAGTGCGTCGACTGCGGCCACCCACGCCGTGAAGGGTCCGCTCGCCTGCACCGCCCACAGGTGCGAGGTGCCGCCCTGCTGCTCCAGCACCTGAGCGCTCGACCAGGCCGCGTCCGCCCCGGGGCTCACACGCCATTCGTAGGCAACGACATCTGGCTCGGGGTTCTTGGCGCATTTCAGGCGCACGCCGAACGGCTCGAACGACGCGGACACGTCCGTCGGCGCCGACGGCGGCAGCGCGGCCATCACGCCGGTGACGCGGTACTCGTAAGCCTGCACCTCGGCCAGGCTCTGCTCCGCGGCGCCGAAGACGTTGAACGACGTGAATTTGAAGTGGATCGTCTTGCCGATGAGGCTCAGCTCCAGCGGACCGCTCTTGCCGATCGCGCTGTCCACTCGCACGAAGGCATCGCCGACCTGATGGCCGGTGCTGGTCGTGCCGTAGGCGCCGCGCACCAGTCCGGTGAGCGCATACGAGCCGGTCGCGAGCAGCGCGGCGTTCTGGAATGCGATGTACTCGGGCGCCACGCCACCCAGGTAGCAGAGCGTGCCCAGCGCCGCGGCATCCGCCTCGCTGGTGCTGATCAGCTGGCCGCTGGTGTTGACGGTCATGCTGTCGTTCGCGATGAACGTGGCCAGGCGCCCGTAGCGCGCCGGCCCGTGCAGCGTGCTGGCCTTCTGGTAGTTCAGCCCGTCGACGCTGACCCACACGCTGCAGCCGCCCCAGCTCGCGCCGCTGCCCTTCACGGCGGCGTAGACCTCCAGCCCGGTCTGAGTCAGCCCGACCGGCGCCTCGAACAACACCGGTGCGTCCACGTTCCCAGGCGCCGCGTTGTAGTCGTGCAGGTAGCCGGCGTTGACCTCGCTCGGGTACATGGTTGCGCTCGAGACACCGGCCGGGAAGTCCTCGGCCGTCACCGTCAGGTCCCCGTCGTCGTTCTCCTCGTCGGTCGCGGTGATCCGCACTGGGTGCCGGTCTAGCCCGAGCCCGGCATCCGTCAGCGTGAGCAGATCCATCGGCTCCAGCATGCTGAAGTTGGCTGGGACCTTGAAGTTATATGTCGCGCGGATGTACAGCGAGCGCTGCAGCATCAGTTGGGCGACCAGGCGCGCGACCGCGCCATCGGTGATCCAGTCCGCCTTGACGATCGCTTCAGAGCGCAGGCCGTGGGCGTCAATGTCCGCCTGATCCTTCGCCTCGGCCACGTCAACGTTGTAGCTGTTGGCCCGGTTACGGTACTGCACCCGGAAATGATTCTTCGCGTCGGCTGGGCTCTTGCGCTCCTGCTTCACCGGCGGTTCGCCCGGGCTAGGGACGAAGTGGTCGTCGGTGAGGTCATAGGCCGCAGTTGCGTTGGGCGTGTAGGTGCGGCCGAGCCCCGCCTCCGGGCTGTCGCCGTAGGGGATCATCTTGAGCTTGCCAGCACTCCACACTGGCGCGGTGTTCGTGAGTTGCCCGAACACTTTGACCAACTCGGCCGCGCTCACCTGTTCGGTCAGTGCGGGCGACGCCAGCAGACCGCTCGCCACGCAGTAGTCTGACCACTCCTGCATGCTGTCGAGCCGATCGCTGGCGATGTTGGCGCCGTAGCGCCCATTCATCAGCAGGTCCAGCAGCACCCGGCTCGGATCCACGTCCGGCACATTGCTGCCCAGGCTGTACGCGAGATTGCCCTGGATCTCGAAGTTGTGGTTCTCGACCTGCGCCGAGCCGCCCAGGTCGTAGTCCTTCGCACATACATAGGCCAGTCCGCTGTAGCCGAGCGCCTGCGCCGAGTTGGCGCCCAGCAGGTATGACCACGGCGCCTGGCCGAGCGCGCCGGTCTTGAAGCTCAAGCCGAGTTCTTCCAGCGCGTTCTGCTTCGTTCCGGCGGTGACGACCAGGTAGTCGATCGTGATCGCCATGCCGCGGTACTTGTCGTTCAGAATCGTGACGGTCGCGAGCTCGCCGTCGGTGTCCACCGAGTAGTCCACGCCGTTGGCGAGCTGGGACTTCAGGAAGAAGATCGGGACGTACACAGCCTGGATGGACGCGAACGCGACATCGAGCGTGGTCGACATTCGCCCGGCGGCCGGCACCGCGTACACCTTGCGCGTGGACGCGAACTGGTCGCCGCGGATCCCACCGTTGTAGAGCTTCTTGCCGCGCCAGATGCGCGGCACCCCGTTCACCTGGCCGTGGCACAGGCCCATCATCACCGAGGCGGTATACGTGTAGGTCGTGCTCTCAGACGTGACCCCGCCACCGCCCTTGCCGGCCGACTGGCTCGTCGTGTGAGGGACCGCCTTGAAGTCGCCGTACCAGATCAGATTGCCGCTGATCTGGTTCACACCGTACACGACGGGGATGGTCACTCCCTGGGCGCTGCTCTGCAGCTTCAGGGCTTCAACGCGCGTCTCGCTGCTGGAGATGGTGGTGCGGCCGCCCATGTCAGGCCTCCACGGTGGGTTGTGCAGACGCCTGCACGCCGGCCAGGCCGGGCGACCACAGCGTCCAAAACTGCACCGGCCGGCCCGCGAGCGGTGCCTCGTCAAGCCGCGTCAGGATCACCGCCTGTCGGATGTAGGCGTGCAGCACGGTGCGCTGGTCGACCAGCACTCCGCCATGGCTGAAGGTGCGACCGAAGCGAAACAGCGCAACATCACCGGCCGACGGCTTGTCGGTGCGCACGGCGCCGACGCGCTCCAGCCATTGCACATACAGCTCCTCGCTGCGATGCAGGTGCCACGCCGTGCTGTACGTGCCCGGGTCTATCTCTGCCGTCACGCCTGCAGCCTCGTAGATCGCGCACAGGCTCTGTCCGCAGTCCACGCCAACGCCCTTCAGTCGGCCGTGGTGGTGATACGGCGTGCCCAGCCAGGTCAGGGCCTCGGCGATCACCGCCTGGCGTTCTTGAGCTTCGATTCGTTCGTTCGGGGTCATGGGGTTCACATCACGGTCTCGGCAGCCGGCACGTACGGCTTGCCGCGGAAACGGATCACGTTGTTGAACTTCTTCGAACAGGTGCCTTGCTTCTTATCGCAGCCGGGATAGATCGCGAAGCTGTCACCGGGCGAGATCGGGAACGGGAACGGCTGCAGCACAGCGATCTCATTGGCGACGCCAGCGCCGCCGCTCATCGTGTGTCGTTTCACCGTGCGGCCGATTCCGGTGTTCGGCCCGGCCAGGAAGCGCACGACGCCAAGATCGAAGTAGCCTGCTTCCTGGCTGAGTCCATGACCGAAGCGTGTGCGCGTTGCATCGCTCGCGCTGCCTGCGACGCCGTTCACCGTCCTCGCATCTCGACTCACACCGCAGGCCGCGTCGTAGAGCGTGTTCGAGCAGCCCGGCTGGTAGACCTCGGCCGGCACCATCACATCGAGCTGCTCGGTGTCGCTCTTGATGCTGAGCACCTGCTGCGTGCGGTCGCCTTTCGTGGTCGCGACGCGGCCCGTAAACCACACCAGAGTGCCAACGATCGGCGGATTCAGCTGCGCCATCTCCGACTCCGGCAGAAAGGCACGCTGCAGTTCCAGCCGTGCGTGCTCGAGGCCTCCTCGTGCGATGTAGGCGAGCAGAGGCATACCGTTGATCTGCATTGCTCGCTCCTCGTCGTCGAGGTCGGCCGGCAGCGCGTAGACAGTCACGTCCAGGCTGTCGACCTCGATGCCGACGCTCAGGCGCATGCGGCTTCGGGTGAGGCCGGGGCCGAGAGTCCAAGTCGTGCCGGCGACGGTGACGTCCTGGTCATGGCCCGTCCAACGCAGCACCATGCCGCCCGGCAAGGTGAAGGTGTACAGATCGATGCAGCCAAGATCGGTCTTGCTGTTCAGCAACTCTGCCAAGGCACCGGGCGAGCGTTCCCACGAAGCTACCCTCATGGCTTCACCGTGATCAACTCGACGCTGCGGGCTTCCCACAGTTGCCGCAGGAACTGCGATACCTCGGTCTCGTCCTGGCGGAAGCGCACGCGCCAGTAGAAATGCCCCGTCCACGTCACCGGCAGGCCGGCCGCCACCGGCACGTGGAAGCCCAGCACACCACTGGGTCCGATCTCGTAGGTGCTCGGGTCTGCGAGCGCACCGCCGAGGAACACTTGCGCGTCATCGGCCGCGGCATAGACCGGCTCGACAACGCCACCCCACGTGCGCACGAGCTGGAACTTGCGCGCAGCGCCGTCGCCGGTGCCCAGGCGCTGGTCGGTGGCCGTGCAGTCGTCAGGGTCGGGGTACAGGAAGCGCCGCGCAGCGCCGCCGTGCGCGTTGAAGAAGCCCACCAGGGTCTTCAGCTCGGCCAGGCCGTCGCTCTCGCGCAGCACCTCGTAGGAGAGCTTGTAGCGCCAGCGCGGGAAGGAGTAGTAGCGGGTGCGGAACTCACGACCACTCGGTGTCTCTCGGATGCTGGTGCGGTGCATCGGCACGCGGGTGCTGCCCCACTTCAGGCCGGGCAGCGACGGGAAGATGTCGAGGCTCATATCGGTGCTCAGTTCAGCGAAAAGTCACGTTTCAGCGCCTTAAGCACCGCCAGCAGGTCACGCTTGGAGGCCGTGAAGAACTCGCCCGCCGACACACCGCGCAGCTCGATCGACGGGCCGGCGTCGGTACCGCTACTGCCTTCGCCCTGCCCTGCAAGCTGGCGGATCACGTTGGCGTGCTGCGCCGGGAGCACCATCTCCTCCTCGTGGAGTTGGGTGATCGGGTTCAGGCCGCTCGGGATGTCATAGCCGCCTGAGGCACTCTTGATGCCCTTCCCCATGCCGGACACTGCCGCGAAGATCGCGGCCATCGCCGCTATGGCAAGCATCGGACCGACGACGGGGATGGCGGCCTGCGACGCCGCGGCACCCGAACCCGCTTCCGCGGCGTTCGCGCCGACGACGGCCGTGGCTTCGGCCGACTTCACCGCGACGTTCGTCGCCGAGGCCGCCGCCTGCATGCCCTTCTCCTGCGTGAGGAAGCCGAGCTTCATCGCCAGCATGCGTGCCTGGCTGGCGATCCACTGCGAGGCCGGCTCCGTCACGACGTTGCGCAGGAACGATTCCTTCACGCCGCCAAAGATCGTGCCCAGCGCCTGGCCCCAGGTGCTGGTCTTCTCCAGCAGGCCGTCCAGTGCCGTGCCGAAGCTGTCGCCGATGCCGCTGAACAGGCCCGCGCCACCGAACGCGTTCGCGCCCTGTTCCCGCAGCGCGGTGTTGGCCGCCGACAGCGCCTGCAACCGCTGCTGTTCGTGCTGCTGCTCGACCAGCAGCAGCTCGTTCTTGATCCGCGCCAGCTCGACCGGGTTGACGGTCGGATCCGCGCTCAGCAGCTGCAGTCGCTGCTGCAGTGCAGCCGCCTGCACCACGTAGCGCCGATCCTCGAACTCGACCTCCATCTGGGCGAGCTGCGCCTTCGTGATCTCCTCGGCGTCGAGCGCCGCCTTGGCGGCCACGCGCTCCAGCTCGATCCGGCCGAGGGCGAGCTGCTCGGCCGTGCGCATCGCGTCCTGCTCGATGGCATCCGTTTGCTGCCGCTTCTCGCGGGCGATGCTCACCTCGAGCTGCGCCGCCTTGCGCTGGATCGCGACCTGGTCGCCGGTCGTCATCGTCAGGTTGTCGGTCAGCCAGCGCCAGTACGCGAGTTCCTCTTCCTTGCTGTATTCGCGGCCCTCGGTCAGCACCGACTGCGCGCGCTTCTCCTCGGCGAGCATGGCCTCGTAGTAGCTCATGTATGAGCCGGCGCCGTCCTTGTCCTTGTCGCCCTTGCCCTTCAGCGTCGCGCTGCGCGCGCCGCCACCGGACGGTGCTGCCTCGGTCTGGTCGGGGTTGAAGATCGCCGACAGCCGGTCACGCGATTCGGTGCTGGATGCGACGATGTTGTCCCAAGCCTTGCCCCAGGCTTCGCCGATGCGTGCCGGCCAGCCCATCAGCTCGTCCTGCGCGCCCTTCAGGTCGCCGGTCATCAGCTTGTACAGGCCGGCGCCGAGCGCGCGCAGCGGCTCGGCCACGGTGACGACCAGGCCGTTGAGAACCTCCCACACGATGACCACCGCGTTCTTGAGGCCCCAGAACACCGCCGTCAGCCCGCCGATCGCGCCGCGGGTCACCGTGATGGCGGTCGGCCCGACCGCGACGAACCACTCGGCGAGCTTGGTCACCACCGGCATCAGCACGTTGCCGATGGTGTGGGCGAAGCCCTTCATGACGAGCGCCGCCTTGTCGCCCGCGCTGTCGAAGGCGTTGTACGCGTCGACCTGTTCCTGGCCGACCAGCAGGCCGAGCTCCTCCATCAGCTCGGCGTTCTCGCGCACCGTGTCGCTGTTGAGCTTGAGCAGCGCGGAGCTGGCGTCGATGCTCTTGCCGAAGAGCTGCGAGGCCGCGATGTCGCGGTCGGTGCCTTCCTTAAAGTCGCCGGTCAGCTTGATCGCGTCCAGCATCAGGTCGTTCAGCGGACGCAGCGCGCCCGAGGTGTCGCGGGTGACCAGGCCGAGCTTGTTCAGTGCGCCTTCATCCTCGTTGAGGTGCTTCAGCAGCCCCTTGCCGGCCGTCTGCATCTGCTCGGTGGTCGCGCCCACGTCCTCGATCGCGGCAATCCAGGTGCTCGCACCCGTGGCCGACACGCCCAGCGCCTTGCCGAGCTGAATGCTCTCTTCCTGGAACTTGGCGGTCTGCTCGATTGCCTTGCTGAAGAGCGCACCGCCACCTAGCACCGCAGTGAGGGCGACGAACTTGCCGCGGATGGATTCCAGCGGCCCGTTGACCTTGCCGAGCCCGGTGGAGGCGTCGTCGCCGAACTGCTGGACGTTCTGCAGGCCGGCACGCAGCGCCTGGCGCAGCGGGGTGACATCGCCATCGACGACGACTTTGGCGCGGGGATCGGTCATGCAGTGGTCAGGTGCTTCAGGTCAGAGATCGAGGAAGGACAACATCGGGTCATCGGGCCGGCCGTGGGCGACGGCCATACCGATGCTTCGGGCCTGCTCCATCGCGTGGTCGGCTGCGTGTTCGGGATCTGCGGCGGCCGGCGCGGCGGACCGCTCGGGCTTGATGCCGATCGCAAGCGCAATGCGGCGCAACTGCAGCGCGGCCGGCGGTGTGTGCCGCCAGAACGCAGCCAGCGCCGAGACCTGGGGCAGCGTGACGCGCTCGTCGATGTGGTCCCAGGTCCAGCCGGTCGCGGTGATCAGCCAGGCGTAGAGGTCGGCCCAGGGGTCGACTCCGTGCCCGGCGTCCCCGGCACGACCGCCGAAGACGCCAGGGCTTCCCCCAGGCCGGCGACCTTGGTCTCCAGGCCCGCGACCTTGGCGACGACTTCGAGCGCCGCGCTCAGCTGCTCGATGGTCGCTGGCAGTTCCTCGACCTCGGTGACCGTGAGGCCCGTGCCAGCCGAGAGCACCAGCACGATGTCGTCGAAGACGACTTCGTCCAGGCGGCCGTTCTTGAAGGCCATGCCGGCACGGTTGAAGGCGGGCAGCAGCTTCTTCAGGCGGCCCAGCGGGATGGGCGCGACCTCGATCGTCTGCTCGCCCAGGATGATGGTGTCGTTCATGTGGGGCTCCAGGTCAGAACAGGCAGAGGTAGCCGATCTCGTCGGCCGCGTCGGCAAAGGCCTGCGCGCTCAGGTCGTAGACCGCGTAGTCGTCGTTCTTCAGCGGCAGACTCACCTTGCTGCTGACCGCGCGGTTGAACTTCATCACCAGGTTCTTGCCGTCGAAGCTGTTCTGCAGCAGCAGCGAGAAGGCCGGCGTCGGGCCCATCACGTCGTTGGTGAGCTGGAAGATCTGGCCCCTCGCGTTCGCACCCTCGGCGCGGTACTCGTAGCTGACCAGCAGCGTGCGCTCACGAGGCGACGGCGCGACGCGATAGGTGCCGTCCTCGACGGTGTAGTGGCCCGCGGCCGGCACTTGGGCTTCGGTCACCGCGGCACGCTCCAGCGATTCCATCGTGGCGGCGTCCAGCACGCCCAGGTCGGTCACGAAGGTGGCGCCCTGCGGCGGCTCGACGACGAACTGCGCAGCAGCCTGGCTGCCGCCCTCGGCGGCCGGCACCTTGACGACAAAGTCGAAGACGGCTGCACGCACGCCGGCCTGCGCGGTCTTGCCGAACTGCAGGCTGCCGAGGATCGCGCCATTGATCTCGGCGTACTTGGCCTTGATCTCGATCTTGCCCTTGCCCTGCCCGACCGAGATCGGGAAGCGCTTGGAGCCATAGAGGGTCTTGAGGTCGACATCGATGTCGACGCTGATGTCCTGCATCGTGCCGAGCCGCACGGGCGTCGGGTTCAGCAGCAACCTGCCCAGCGAGTCGTACGTGGGGATCGCGATGATCTTGCCGGTTCCGAAGTTGATCATGGGGTTCCGTGAATGTGGGTTGGGTAGAGCTTCAGGAGACGAGCGCGAGGTCGCTGCTGCGCGTCAGCGCCTGCACCTGGTACGTCGCGGTCAGCCGGCCGATCGTCTCGTCGCCGCCTTCAGCGCGCGGCTCGGTGCGCGTGCAGCGCAGGCCTCGGCCCAGGGTGTTCAGTCCCGCATCGACGGCGATGGCGCGGTGCGCCTGCAGATGAAGGCGATCGACCGCCGTCTCCCAGTCGTCGCCGTGCACGTGGAAATCCAGCTCGAACTCCATCAGGCCGCGGGAGACCATGTCCGCGAAGGCTTCGGCCTGGCCGGTGGAGCGGCGGATGTTGATGGCGGGCAGCTCGTCGGCACCGAAGGCATCGACGCGGCCACGGTGCACGCGGGCGGCTGCATCGGTAGCAGCGGCCTGGAGCGCCTGATCGACGCGCTGCAGGATGCGCTCGTGGGTGGTGTTGACCTGGGCGCTCATGCCTGCACCGCCTTCAGCTCGACCTGCAGCTCGGTACCGTCGAGCAACGGCACGCCGGCTTCGCGCGCCGACCAGGTCTTGCCGGCGACGGTGAAGCGGTCGCCGCGCTGCACGCCGTTCGGTGCGTCCACAGCCTGCATGCGGATGGTCGGTTCGGTGCGCGCCTGCATGCCGTCCAGGCCGGTGCTGCCCGGCTCGTCGAGCAGCACCCGGACCGGCTGCGCGTCGCCGCCCGTCGGCGTGAACTGCGCGTCGCGACCGAGCCGGGCGTACAGCGTCGATAGCTTGCGCGCGAAGATGTCGTCGAGCATCGGCGGCATCCGGGTCAGGCGTTGATCTTGATGTCGATGAAAGTGTCGGCAGCAGCAGCGGCCGTGACGGCGAAGCCAGCAGCAGCGATCGCCGCGTTGCCCGCGCCGACCGTGGCCGTCGTGATGACGCTCTGCAGGTGGTCCCAGCGCACTGCGTCGCCCTGACCGATGGCATCGCCCACCAGCTTCGGCAGACGATGGACGCCTTCCACGCCGAACGTGCCAGGCGTGCCGGCAGCAACATTGGAGACCGCGATCCCGATGCGGCTGCCGATCTTGGCGACGCCGCCGGAGGCGACTGCGGCGACGGGCGTGTGGGTGATGGATTTGCCGTGCTGAACGAAGTTTTTCATGGGTGCGTGAGGAGTGGTTTGAGTAGGAGCAGGAGCCTGGAGTGACCGGACGTGGGCGGCCCTCTGCGGAGCCTTCGCCTGTGGCCGGTGATCAGCCGTTGCGCTGCATCGTTTTCCAGTCGAGCGCCTTGGCGCTGGCGTCGAGCCGGACCTTGAACTCGACGCCATCGACGTTCCAGCCTTGCTGCTGTTCCATCGTCGGGGCTTCATTGCCGTCGAGGTAGTCGACGGTCACCACGTCGTGCATGGCCTGGTCGGCGACGCCGTACCACTTGCTCGTCGAGTTGTCGTCGAGGCGGGCATCGGCGATCACTTCGAACGTGCCGCGCACGCTGTTCGGCACGGTGTTGTTCTTCGTGCCGGCGCCGACCTCGAACTCGCTGTCGCGCACGACGTTGGCCGTGCCCTGCAGCGAGATCGGCACCAGCAGCTTCGCCAAGCGGATGTTCAGTGCGCCGCCGTTCTTCTCGCCCACGCCGATATCCCGTTGCCGTGCCATCGCGACCCGCATCGCATCCACCGACGCCGTGGAGAGCGCCGAAGCCGCCTCCGCCAGGTTGCCGTGATCGGCGTGGAACAGCGCCTTGCCATCGGCCATCGGCGCGTTGCCGGTCAGCACCGCATAGGCCAGGTTGCCCACCGTGCGGACCGCCGCGCGGCCCATCTTGCGCGGGATGCGGGTGAAGGCGTCCAAGTCATCATTGATCACCGCCTGGCGCGTGATCTTGAAAATGTCGCCGTAGGTTGCCAATACGCGGGTCTCGGCGCGCTCACCGATGGTGATGTACTTGTACTCGCCACCCTCGGCGACCTGGCGCAGCGCCGGGAAGCTGCCGATGTCCACCATCTGCATCGGCTTGAAGTCCGGCAGCGTCCCCTTCGAGGTCCAGAGCTGGAAGGTCTCCTCGGCCTCGTCGTAGCCCTTGAGCATCGCCTTCTGCGCGACGTTCGCCAGCAACAGCGGGAAGTCGCCCGAGCTGTGGGTGAAGGCCAGCGCGATCAGGCTCATGCGGTCGGTGCCAGCGTGCTTGACGCCGTGCGCCTGCAGCGAGGCCCGCGCCATCTCGGTCAGACTGTGGCCGCGCCACGGGTTGCTGGTGTCGTTCTTGGCGAGGCCCGCGCGGATCTCCAGCGCTGCGGCCATCCCCGCCCTGCGCCTGTCAGTCTCATCCTCGACAGTGAGCAGGAAGCCGCCGGCCAGCGGCACGGAACCGTGGCCCATCGCATCGAGCAGCATCGACTTGGCCTGCACCAGCGTGCAGTTGGGGTCAGCGAGCGCCGCGTTCATGACGCTCTGCGTGTGCGCATCGCGGCTGAAGGGTTGGTATGCGGCGCGGATCGCCGACTGGCGCTGGTTCTCGGCGCGAACCGCCGCCTGCACGGCTTCCTGCTGGGCAACCGCGTCGGTCGGCATCTGGGTGGTGGTCTGGGTCGGAACGGTCGGGGTCGGCAAAGCGGTCTCCTGAGACGAATCAATCGAGGGGGGGTGTGCAGCGGAATGGCGAACAGCAGATGAGGCAGGCGCAGCGAGTGCCGAGGCGCCGCGAGCCGCGGCCCACGTGAAGTGGCTGGCGCTCGCGCTGACGGGCAGCGCGGCGGTGGTGGCGTCGGCGAGCTTCTCGTCGACGGCCTGGCTGGCGGTGAACCAGTGGTCCTTGCCGTCGGTCAGCCAGGCCATCACCTCGTCGAGGCTGCGGCCGGTCTTGCTCGCATAGCTCGCGGCCATCGCCTGCGACCACTTGTCGAGCATGTCGGCGTACTCGCGCAGTTCGACCGCGTTGCCGGCCATGCTGCCCCACGGCGCGTGGATCATCAGCATCGCGTTCTCCGCGATCTCGATGCGGTCACCAGCCATCGCGATGAGGCTCGCGATCGACGCGGCGATGCCATCGACCGACACTGTCACGGTGGCCGGGTGGCGCTTCAGCGCGTTGTAGATCGCGATGCCGTCGCTGACGGAGCCGCCGTAGCTGTTGAGCCGGACCGTGATCGTTTCGGCGTCGAGCGCCGCGACGGTGTGGACGAAGTCCTTCGCGGCCACGCTGTCGCCGTACCAAGATTCACCGATGTCGCCGTAAATCCAGATCTCGGCGTGCTGGACCTCGGCTGCTGCGCGAGCGGAATAGACAGGCCGGCGATGGATGCTGAACCAGGGCGTGGCGCTCATGCGATGACGGGTGCGTTGTGCATGCCGTCATCCTCTTGGAATCGCTGTCCCGTTTGTAGTCTCCTGGACGGGACAATTTGCGATGCGCCGCAGAGGTGAGCGCTGTTTGCCCCGATGCCCTCACTTGCGACGCGAACAGATCCTGTAGACCGCGGTCCGCGACAGCCCGAATTGCTCGCACACCTCCTGCAGGTTCGCGCCGTTGAACATCCGGCGGATGCGTTCATCGCGCGCGCGGCGGTCCGGAATCGGCACATAGACGAGCGCTCCGCCGAATCTGGCGCTGAGGCCCTGGACGATCTCCTGCGCCATCGCCGTTGCCCAAGGATCCTGCACGGCAAGACGATCCCGAAGAATGTCCGACATCTGCGCGACCAGGGGCACGCGGTGAATGGGCTTGGCGTTGGATTTCGACTGCGAGGCGATGTGATTCAAAGGCGGCTGCTCCATGCGCTGCTGGCGATTGGGGAGGTGGTGGGATGAGGTGGTGCGAGGCGGGGCAACTGGACGAGTGGATCCCGTTGCGGGGGCTGTACAGACGCCTGCGCAGCCGGCGCGATGACTTCGCTCGCCGGCTGAACCGCAGCGAACAGGTCGGGCTCGAGTCCGGCTTCGAGCCGCGCCCACAGCTTGTCGCTCAGCGTGTGCAGCCCGAGCATCTGCGCGCAGAACAACGCGTACACCGTGCAGTCCAGCTTCTCGTTGCGCTTGCCGGCAGGCTTCAGCCAGCGGTGTTCTTCACCACGGCCAGTCTTCACCAACATCCGGCTCTCCGCCGTCAGCTGGTCGAAGAACTCGGCCGTCAGCTCGCGCGCGAAGTGCACGTATCCAGGGCCGGGCTGGCTGACCTGCAGCCGGCCGTAAAGCAAGTCCTTCGCCGTGTCGGTGCCGACGTGCCACAGCCGCACGCCCTTGCGGATCGTCCTGCCGCGCTCGTTCACGTCGACCAGCACGCTCGCACTCTTGATCGGCCGGCCTAGCCGCGTCTCGCCCTTCACCGCGTACAGGTTCTGGTTCGGCCGGTTGCGCACGAAGACATAGCACTGGTGGGTGAAGTGGCCGCCCGTGTCGATCGCCACCGCGTCGGCCGACATCTCGACGCCACACACGTGACGGTAGGTCGCCTTGATCGCCGGGTCCAGCTTCAGATCCCACTCGCGCTGGTCGGCCGGGTTGCCGTAGATGACCAGGTCATCCACCACCCACATCTCTTCGCCGCGACCGAAGCCCCAGACGACCAGCTCCCACCGGTCGCCCTGCACGTCCACGCCGATCGCGAGCTTCACGGCGCCGCGCGGGACAATGCGCAGTGAGTGCCCGTGCTTGCCGCGCAGCGCGAGCTGGCTGGCGTCGGTCTTCTCCAGCTCCTGCTCGTAGGTCTCGCCGCGGGTGGTGTTGATGAAGGTCTTGAGGTCGCTGTCGTCGCCGGCCTGCGCCTTCTTGGCGGCCGTCAGCCAGTCGCGCACGATGCTGACCCAGGTCGCTTGCGGGCTGTACGCGGTCCAGCAGAAGAAGGCCACGTGCTTCGGCGGGACGACCTCCTCGTCGGCCGCATTGCGGAAGCGCAGTTGGATCGGGTCGCGCTCGTCGATCCAGAGGCCGCCATGCCCACCGTCGATCGCCTTCCAGCGCCCGCGCCAGGCCGCCAGGTACTCGGCCTGGCTGATGCACGCGCCGCAGTGCGGACAGACGTGGTGCACGGTCTCGGGGTCGCCGTCGGTCCACTTGATGCCGTGCCGCGCGTCCTTGCCGCCCCAGTCGAGCGTGTGCTCGTCATCGCAGTGCGGGCAGCGAATGAAGTACTGGAAGCGCACGTCGGCCTGATGCTCCCGGTCCTCGATCAAGCTGAAGCCCTTCAGCTTCGGCGTGCTGCCGGCCACCGACTTCGGGAACGTGGCGCCCTCGATGCGCTTGTCGCCCAGGCGGAACGCACTGCCCTCTTTCTCGATGTCACGGTCGAAGCCATCGGTTTCGTCGTAGTAGACGCAGTCCACCGTGATGCGGCGATAGTTCTTCGCGGCCTTGCCGCCACGCAGATGCAACAGACACCCGAGGAACTGCTTCTTCTTGATCGTGTTGTCCTTCGACTTCTTGTTGAACTTCGGAAACACGCGACGCATCACCTTCACGTCGCGCAGCATCGGCTCCAGCTCGGTGGTGACGAAGTCGTCGCGGTCCTCGTCGGTCGGTTGGTACACCGCCTGATTTCGACGCTTGTGCTCCGCGAAGTAGCCGATCGCCGCGAGGAAGATCTTCGTGTACCCGGTGCGCGCCGACTTCCGCCAGGTCACGTGGGTGATCTCGTCGTGGCCGATGCAGTCGGCAATAGCGACCTGGTACGGGTAAGCCTCCCAGCGCCCCTGCTCGTAGCTGCTCTCTTCCGACAGGTAGAAGTGCTCAGTCATCCAGGTGGACAGCCGCATCGGCGGCGGGGATTCGAGCGGGCGCAGGCCGCGGCGCAATGCCGCGTTGATCTCGTCGCGCTGCTCGGTGCCGAGGTCGGCCAGCGTGATGGGTGGTTCGGTGTACGGCAGCTCGACTGCGTCGAGCATAGGCGCTGCCTGCGTCAATTCCCATCCTCCTCTTCGTCTTGTTCTTCATCAGCGTCGGCCAGCGTTATCGCCGCGGCCCGGTTGCGTGCCTTGGTGACCTCCTCGTCGAGGATGCGCAGCGCGTCGCCGGGAAGATCGACGCGGCGGCGCACACGCGGCACGAGGCCTTGCAGCAAGCTGCCCACGTCGCCGGCCATCTTGGCGAGCACCAGCTCCAGGACGGACACCGGCGCAAGCTCGCGACGGCTCACCGCGTTGTCCATCGCGACACGATCCGCTTGCTCGCGGGCGAGGCGTGCACGCTCGCGCGCCAGCTCGCCGTCGGCGCCGCGACCCGCCGCCGCCTCGCGCAGGTGTTTGGTGTACGCACGCAACCAGGTCGCCGCAGGCTGGCCGGCAAGCAGGATTCCTCGGCTGAGCAGCTCGCTGACGACGGGCTGGCTGACGCCGACCAGGTCGCCGAACTGCTCCTGCGTCATAGGTGCTCGGAGTGCTTCCATGGATATAACCCCCTTAAGAACGCCCCGCAACTGCGGTGCAAACGGGGTTCGAATTACCCTTGACCGACCTCTCCCGGGAGGACCCGATGAGGGGGGTGGGGGGTGGGGTCGAGGCCCCTGCCGACCGAGGTGCGACCGTCATGCGCCCTGCCCTCCGCTCGACAAGCCGAGCTTCGCGAGCTGCTTGTGCATTCGCTGCTCGTAGTGCGACTTGAAGCGCGTGTCGATGACGCGCTGTGCCGTGCCAACGAAGTCGAAGCGCTTGCCATACCGCGTGCCGTTGACGAACAGCAGCACGGGCTTCACCGCACTGCCGGCGCTGAAGCGGTACCGCGCCCACACGCCGCGTCGCAGGTGCTGCATCTTGTCGCCGTGCTTCCACGAGCCGCGTCCCTGCCTCGACTCGCCGCCATGCGCAACGAAGTATTCGACCTTGCTGCGCTTCGCCTTCGAGCGCTTCGAGCTGGTCGCGTTTGCGTCCGACCCCGCGAGGTTGAAGCCCTGCAGCTGGCTCAGGATCTGCACGATCTGCCCGCGGCCCATGTTCCCGTAGGCATCGAGCTTGGCGGCTGCGCCCGGCACCGCGCGCTCGTTCTTGCGCATCAGCCCGGCCTGCACGAGGATCTCCTCGAAGCGCTTCAGCGGCCGGTTGCCGCCCTCGATCTGCGGGATCAGGTAGTGCGCCCGCGACGTGCCGTCCTTCAGCCACACCATCGCCTGCAGCTTGGTGCGGCTGGCGAAGGTGGTGCGCAGTGCGCGCAGCGTGAACGCCGTCGGGTTGTCGAACCGGTCGCGGATCTCGGCCACCTGTGCGTCGCGCACCTCGCGCGTGGTGTCGTTGATGGCCTGCGCCATCACGTTCGGGTGCTCCTGCTGCAGCTCACCGAACGCCTTCGCGATCTGCGCCGCATCGAAGCGGATGTTCATCGTCAGCATGTAGTCCCCCCCTCAGTCAGTCGAGCCCGCCGCCGCGCTGCGCCTTGATGCTCTTCATCGGCGCCGGGCCTTCCCAATCAGTGAAGCGCTGGAACGCGCCGTCGAATGTGAAGTTCAGCGTGTCGGTCGGGCCGTTCTTGTGCTTGACCACATGCAGCTCGGCGTGGAACTTGTTGGCCTCGGTCGGGTTGCGCCGGTGCTCCCGGTGCAGCAGCCCGATCAGGTCGGCCGCACCCTCGATGTCGCCGCTGTCGCGCAGGTCGCTCATCTGCGGGGGACCGCTGCGCTTGTCGGCCTCGCGGTTCATCTGCGACAGCAGGATGATCCAGACGCCGAATTCCTTGGCCGCCCGCTTCAGGCCGTTGGCGATCTTCCCGAGTTCCTGGTTCCGGTTGTCGCCGTCGCCTTCCATCAGCTGGAGGTAGTCGACGATCACGAGGCTCAGCCGCTTGTGCCGGCGCTTGACCTGCTGGATCTTGCGGCGCACGTCCATGATGTGGAGCGCGGCCTGGTCGTCCATCGCGATGTGCAGCTTCCCGAGCGCGTCGACGCCCTCGGTGACGCCTTCCCACATGCTCTGCGGCGCACGCTGCGGATTGCGCAGGTCGGCGAGGTTCACGCGGCCAGCGGCGGCGACCTGGCGAGCCGTCAGCGAGTTCAGGCTGTCTTCCTGCGTCAGCATCAGCACCTGGTGCTTGCGGCCGACGTTGCGGCTCAGCGTCAAGCTTGCGGCCGTCTTCCCCATGCTCGGCCTGGCGCCGATCACCCACAGCTCGCCGGGCCGCCCGCCGCCCGCGGTGCAGTGGTCCAGATCCTTCAGCCCGGTCTGGATGGTCGTTTCCTTGCCGTCGTAGCGCTCCTGCAGGTCGTCGAGGTAGTTCACGACCAGCTCGCTGATGTCGCGCGGCTCGGTGCGCTCGGCGACCGCGTTCAGCGCCATCAGCTTCGTGATCATCTGGTCGATGACCTGGTCGACCGGCTGCGCCTTGCCGTTCGCATCGTGTGCGCCGCGCAGCACTTCGTCGGCGAGGTTCGAGCCCAGCCGGATCAACTCGCGTTCGCGCCAGCACTCGACGATCAACTCGGCGTGTCGATGTGCAACCCCGAGGCGCTTCACCGAGCCCATCAGTTGGTTCAGGTACACCATGTCGTGGTGCCCCTTCTCGTGGACCGTGATGAGGTCGGCCAACTTGCCGGCGGTCAGCAGCTCGGCGATCGTCTCGAAGATCGCGCGGTGGTCACGTTGGTAGAAGTGCTCAGGCTTGAGGATCGTGCTGATGACCTCGAAGGCCTGGTTGTCGTACAGCAGCGCGCCCAGCACCGCGTGCTCGGCCTCCTCGCTGTGGGGTGCGCTCAGTGCTTCGGGTCGGCGGCTCATTCGGCGGCTCCTTGGTCGTGTTGCAGCATGGCCTGCGCCTGCAGGCCCTGGGTCGTGAGGTGGGCAGCCTCTCCCGGCTTCAGGTACCAGAGGCGGTACCAGTTGTCGCGGACGCTGTTGAAGAAGGTCTGGGGCCAGTCGCGCTGCCGCTTGCCCTGGGCGCTGCGCCGGGTCTTGAACTCGTGCCAGTGCAGCAGCAGGATGTCGCGGTCGATGCCGACCCGGTCGCAGTAGGCGAACACCGGGTGGTCCTCGGGGATGGGCTTCTCTCCGGCAGCCTTGCAGACGGCGATGAAGGTGCCGAGGCTCACCAGCGGCTTGTGCTTCGATGCCTTGGGCTCGTCGTCATCGTTCTGCCGAGGGTCTGCAGCCCCTTCAGGGGGTTGGGGGTATTGCTCTTGTATTGGTTCTATTACGGTTAGGGGGCACGTGGTGCCGGTCTGACCGGCATGTGGTGCCGGTTGGGGGGCATGTGGTGCCGGTTGACCTGCAGCAGGTGCCGGGTGAAATAGGTCGCCAATGGGGCTTTGACCGGCATGTGGTGCCGCCTGCCCTGCATGCGCTGCCGGTTGGGCGGCATGTGGTGCCGGTGTGACCTGGGTTGAAGCGTCGGAATGGGAGGTTTGACGGCCCGCGAGGGGGGCATGTGGTGCCGCCTTGTTGCGGGGCACGTTGTGCTGGCCGGTGCCGCGTGCGAGCGAGGTCGGTTCCGTGCTGGCGGGCGCGCCCGGGCGGACGCCGTCCAGGGTCAGCGTGTAGACGTTGGAGCGCATCTCGCCCATGCCCACGCGCAGCAGGCCGGCCTCCTCCAGCCAGCGGATCGCGTTGCGCACCGTGCGCTCGCACAGGCACGTGCGGATCGCGATCGTCTCGACCTTGGGCCAGCAGAAGCCCTGGTCGTTCGCCTGGTCGGCCAGGCTGATCAGCACCGCCTTCTGGGGCGGCGGCATCTTGAGCGGCCAGCAGATGGCCATCGCGAGCGTGCTCATTGGGCAACACCCTTCCCTTGCAGCCGCGCGGGCCGCAATGCATCTTGTCGTTGGGTCATGTCAGAGGTCGGTCAGGCGCGCAGCCGGGCGGCCCGGCATTCGCGTTGTGCGTGGTCGGTGCGGCAGTCGTCGTCGCAGTAGGTTTCGCCCGGGGTGCAGCGCTCTTCGCAGTTGCGGCAGATGCCCAGCGGCAGGTAGGTCAGGCGCGCGGTGCGCTCGCGGTGCTTCGCCAGCGCCGCGAAGATGAACTCGGATTCGCGGACGGTCGCGAGGTCGTCGGCACTCAGGCGCTCGAGGGTGTCTCGGGCCAGCACGTCGATGGCGAGGCCGGGCGTCGAGGTGGTCTGCATGTGCATCAGCGTCCCTCCCCGTGCGCCGGGCGTTTGCCGGCATGGTTGCGGGCACGCAGCGCGACGAGCACTGCCTGAACCGCAGAAACCAGCTCGGTGGCCTCGCGTTCGACGCGACGCAGCTCGTTGTCGGAGACGGCGCCGTCGGCAGTGACCTCGGCGATCTGGCTGATCACCTCCGCGAACTCGCGCGCCATGCGGGTGACGCTGGTGAATGTGTCGTCGTCGATGCCCTCGGGGCTCGACGGCAGCGGCAGCACCATGCAGTGGCATGCCATCGCGAAGGCGTTCAGGATGCTGCGGTCCTTGCTCAGCATCGTGAGCTTCAGCGCATCGGCCAGGCCGAGCTTGGCGGTCGCGTAGTTGGGATCGACCTCATGGTTGAGCGTCGATGCGCTCTTGCCGAGCAGCGGCGCGAGGGCGGTCGCGCCGCCGGGGTAGTCGTGTACGAGGTTGAAGGCGGCAGTCTGGACGTTCATGGCATGGGTCCGTGGGGGTTGCTATGGATGTGCCCTGCCCTGTTTCCGATACTGCGCACCAGTGAGCGCAGCTTGGGCACGGAACCCGATCGCGCTGTGGCGCAGCGACGATCGGAGGCAGAGGCATGGAGGGAGAGATGCGGTGGGGCAGCGTGTTCGCGCAGGCGAGCGTCGAGTTCGTCGACATCCCCTCGCCTATCGGGCCGCTGGGGGCGCTGGAGGTGACGCTGCGGGCGCCAGGAGCACAGGCCCCTGCCACGTTGTGCCTCGGCGTACCGGCGGCACGGCAACTATGGGAAGCACTGGACGACGCTCTGCGTGTCCGTCGGCCGACAGAGGACGCCGAGTGCAGAAGTCCAGCCTGACGGGTGCGGCGCTCATGCGATACCTCGCGGGTCGACCCTATGCGGGACCGCATGCTCTGTCACAAGCGCGGCCAGCCGAAGGGCGTCGTTCGCGGCTTCGGGTACATCGCCTCGCTGCCAACGAGATAGCCGCGGTTGCGGTATCCCCGTACGACGGGAGATCTCTGTCTGGGTCATACCCCTGTCTCGCAGGCACTTGATCAAGCCGGTGGTGTCGCTCATGCCACCACTTTATGCGTTATCGCATTATTTGTCTATGCCCCATCGCATTATGCGTCGATGCACAGTGTCGGCATGAAGCCCTTTGAGCTAATCGCTGCCCTCATGCACCGTGAAGGCCTAGGTCCGCTCCCTCTCGCAAAGAAGATCGGCAAGGCCAAGCTACAGCCGCAGATTCACCGGTTCTCGCGAGGTGAGGTCGCGAACCCGGACCGCACGACCGCCGTACCGATCGCCGAGTACTTCCATATCCCGGTCGAAGCGATCTATGACGAGCGCGTTGCGACCGAGGTCGCCCGTGAATTGGGCATAACAGCTCTTGTCCCGAACTCCTCAACTGCCCCGAGAAAAAAGGTGTCAGTAGCTCATCCCATGAGCCAGTCAAGTGTCAAGCTCGGCGCCAAACAACTGGACTGGGGAGCATTGATGGAGGGAGAGTTGCCGGCCGTCTTCGAGGTGGCCGTGCCAGACGACGCAATGGCGCCACGAGTTAGAGCAGGCCAGGTCGTCAAGTTCGATACACGCGAGACGCCGCGCCCCGGGGACGGGGTTCTGGTAGTCGACAACAACGGCGAGTGGTTCTTTCGCTTATTTCGGCAGGGACGCCGCGGCGCATGGGAAGCAGCTGCGGAGAACGCCGCGTATGAGACGTTGCAGGCTGAGAGAGACGGCCTGAAAGTAGTGGCGGTGCTCGTGGGTGTCCAGGCCCGCTGGGGATGATCCGGCTCATAGAGCTCACCCCCTAGAATCGATATTTATGCGATAACGCATTGACAATGCGTTATTCGCAATCGCATAATTCTTCATCGAACACCGATGGAGTCAATGCGATGAATGCCCCGCGACGCAGCTACCGCTGCCATTACCACCCGAAGGATCGAAACGGCTACCCGGCTCAGTGCGACACCGGGGTGCTGCCCTTTGTACAGATCCGCGCCCGCGATGCCGAGAATGCTCAGCGCATCGCCCACCAGCTCACCGGCTGCTCGATCAGCAACGTCGAGCGCATCGAGGAAGCCGGGGCATGAGTGCGTACAGCACGCGCCCTCGCCCCCCGCGCAGCGCGCCAACGGTAGCCGCCCGTGTCGCGGGCCATCGCTTCAACAAAGAAGACGACTACGAGCGTATCTACTTCGGCGCCACGAGCGACATCGGTCAGTTGAATGGAAGCATCTGGTATCGCCTGCGCGATGTGACCTACCGCGGTCGCGGAAACACGTGGCGCATCTCGATGGAGGTGTGCGGGCACCGTGTCCATTTCGAATCGGTCATCGACGACTTCGGCAACCTGGTGGCGGTGTCGTGAAGGCCGCCGTCTTCAACCTTCCGCCGCTACCGCGTTGGGACGCGACGAGCTACCGTGCTTGCGAACTGTGCGACCACGGTCAAACGGATGGTGATGACGGCCTGCGCTGTCATTGCTCTGCCGCCGTTGCTCCGCTGCGCTGGCAATCGGTGACGCTCGCACGCGCACCGCACGGACGCTGTGGCCCTGAGGCACGGCACATGAGCCTCGGCGGCGCCCCGCTTTAGCACCGCCCTCCTCTTCTCGTTCACACCCTTCACCGTCCGCCTGCGACCTCGCAGCGGAGAGCTTCAACACGCCCTGACAGGACACACATGACCTGGATCACTACAGCCACCGGCGCTGAGGTATCGCTGCAGCATCCGCAGCCCGGAGCCATCAACCTGCGCACCATCGCGCACCACCTCAGCCTCATCAATCGCTTCACCGGCGCCACCTGCAGGCCGTACAGCGTCGCAGAGCACTCCCTGCTCGTCTGCAAGATCGCTGAGATCGAGTTCCAGCTCGACGTGCACGGGCTGTTCGCCGCACTCATGCACGATGCTCATGAGGCCTTCATCAACGACCTCGCCTCACCATTGAAGGATGAGGTGGGCGCCGCCTGGTACACGTTGGAGAACCGCTTCGCCCGCGTCATTCGCAACAGCTTCGCGCTCAACGTCGCGAGCACCACGCACGCCAAGGCGATCAAGCAGGCCGACCTGATCGCGCTGGCAACCGAACGCTTCCAGTTGCTACCCGCATCCGCCACCCCCTGGTCAGCCATAGCCGGGGTCAAACCGGTGGCCTGGGTGAACCTGATGTCGCCGACCTGCCGCAACACGCCGTGGACAGCTTGGCGCAACGCGTTTATCGAGCGCGCCGATTCCCTCGACTTCCAACGCCAAGAACAGGCCCGCCAGCTCGGCCGCTGAACATCCATACGGAGCACCCATGGAACAGATCATCGACATCCCTCTCAACCAACTCCACGAGAGCCCCTTCAACCCCCGACGCACCTTCGTCGGCATCGACGAGCTGGCCGCCAACATCGCGGCCGAGGGCCGCATCCACGAGCCGCTGCTGGTGCGGCAGAACGCCGTCCCCGGCATCGCGCTTGAGGGCTTCGAGATCGTCTTCGGGCATCGCCGCTTCCGCGCCGCGGGCGTTGCCGGGCTGCTGACGGTCCCCTGCATGATCCGCACGATGACCGACGCCGAGGCCCGCAGCGCCCAGGTCGCCGAGAACCTGCAGCGTGCCGACGTGCACCCCATCGAAGAGGCCGAGGGCTTCCAGGCCATGATCGACGGAGACAACCTGACGGCCGACGACCTGGCGGCGAAGTTCGGCAAGAGCCGCAGCTACGTGTACGGCCGCTTGAAGCTGCTCGAGGCCTGCCCCGCAGTCCGCAAAGCGTGCCTGGCCGGCGAGGTCGGCAGCGAGGTCGCGCTGCTCATCGCACGACTGCGCACGCCAGCTTTCCAGGAGAAGGCGCTCAACTACATCAGCAAGGAATATCACGCGAAGCTGAGCGATGGCGGCAAGCGCAGCTACCGCATCATCCGAGACCTGCTCAGCGAGAAGTTCTCGCTCAGCCTGAAGGACGCAATCTTCGACATCGAGGACGAAATGCTCCTGCCGTCGGCTGGGCACTGCGTGCGCTGCTGGAAGCGCACCGGCAACGCGCCGGAGTTCGACGACATCAACGCGCCGGCCGACCGGAAGGACAAGTACGGCCGCTATCCCGACCGCGCGCCGGTCCACGGTACAGACGTCTGTACAGACCCCGACTGCTTCGCCGAGAAGAAGAAGGCGCACCTGAAGCGCGAGGCCGCGAAGATGGAGGAAGCCGGGAAGGTCGTCCTTCAGGGCACCAGGGCGCGTCAGGCGATCGACGCCTGCGGGAACGTCAAGGGCGGCTTCATCAAGCTGGCCGACGTGCGCGAGGCACTGAAGAAGGTGGCGAAGGACGCAAAGCCGACCGTCGTCACCCTGCAGGATCCGCGCGACGGCAAGACGCACCAGGTCGTGAAGATCGAAGAGGTGAAGGCCGCCGGCGTGAAGGTCAAGGAACCGGCGGCATCACGCTCGCATGGCGAGAGCGAAGCCGATCGAAAGAAGCGCGAGGCCGAGCATGCGAAGCGTATGGCCGAGCTGCAAGCCGAACTCGACGCACGCATGGCGTTGCTCACGCGCGTGCGCGCCGCCGCGGCCGGCGCGCCTCGAAGCGCCTTCGACCTGCAGATGGTCGCCCAGGTCGCGTATTCAGGCGTGGCGTGGGCGGACAGAGAGATGCTCGCGGACCTGCACGGCGTGGAGCGCGACGCGTTGCAAGCGCATATCGCCTCCCTGCCGCTCGACGCGCTGACCATGTTCATTCTCGACTGCGCCCTCATCCAGAACGTCCGCGTCCCCACCTATGCAATCGATCGGAAGCCGGAGCAGCTGCTTGCCGCCGCGGAGCACTATGGGGTCGCGCAGATGTCCGGAGCCAACCCGCAACCCAAGAGACGCCCCCGCAAGATCGAGCCGGCAGAGGCTCCTGCGCAAGCAGACCTGCCGAAGGTCGAAGAACAAGATACCGGCTCCATGGCCGAGACGGAAAACGCCGCATCTAGCGTTGTCACCGCAGACTAGTCAGTCCCTCATGCAGCTTGACGTACTCAAAGCAGACGCCGTTGCCACATTGCTCGGCTGCGCAATCACAACGGTCGAGGAGCGAGCCCGTATTGGTGACCTGCCTGGCCTGAAGTTTGGTGACGGCGGATGGGTCTTTCCAGCCAGCGCACTGGCCCTCCGTCTGCAGGAATTGGCGCTGGATGAGGCCGCCGCACGGAGAAGCCCGCGCAGGCCGATCGGCCTCATCCGCGATCAGAGCCCAAAGGCAAAGAGGAAGCCTCCTTCACTACCAGCGCTATAAATACGGTCGAAGCGCAATGCGCGCACCCTTCCATTGCTCAGCACATGAACGATCGAAGTCATGGATTCGGCTCGCCAGCCCCGCTCACATGCCCGGAGGTGCTCGACACGCTCTCTGACAGCGTTGTACGGTCAGAGTACGTCCTTGGCAAGCTGGACGCAGTGGAGCTACACCAGCTGCGACTTTCCGCCGAGGAAGTAAAGATCGCGGGGCGACCGCGCTTCCGGTGCCCACTGTGCCATCAAGCTCTGGGCATTCGCGGCGGCGGCTCAGCGAATTTCGATGGGCACGACGCGAGGAGCGTCAGCCTTCATTTTCTCCATCCTCGCGACCCCGCTCATCGGTGCCCGTACAAGACAGGTGGGGACTTCACGCCAGAGCAATACGAGGCGATGAAGTACAACGGCCTGAAGGAAACGCGTGCCCACCGCATGATGAAGGCTCGCCTGTGGTCCGGGCTCAAGATTGACCCCGACACGTGTCCTGGAACCCTCCAGGTGGAACGACGGTTCAAAGCCAAACTACCTGATACCAACTGGCGTCAGCCCGATGTTCAGGTGCAGTGGCGTGACATGTCGTTGGTCTTCGAAGCACAGCTCGCGACGACGTTCGTCACGGTCATCGCCCAGCGTCGCAACTTCTACCGAAAGAACGGCGCCCAGATTCTCTGGGTCTTCAGATCACCGCCCACCGAAGAGTTTCGATTCACGACCAAGGACGTGGTCTTCAACAACAACTGCAATCTGTTCGTGGTGTCCGAAGAAACTGCTCGGCTCTCGATTGAGAGACGAATGTTGGTCCTTCAGGCCTGGTGGCCGAACGCCGAGGACCGGCTGGACGGTGTTGAACCCTTCCGGTGGGAGAGCGACATGGTGACGCTCCGAGACCTGACTTTCGACGAATCGAAAGACGCCATCTACTACGTTGACCACGAGGAAGAGGTCAACGACCTTCGGAACGCGCGCGCCGAGAAGAAGCGCAGAGAGGAACTCCAACTGAGAGGGGACATGCGCGTTCCCCCTGGGGAAAGCGGAACCCTCGTGCTCCGCAGTTCCAGCCACCCACGTCCATTGGAGAACCTCGACATCGACGATGGCGGAGCAGTTCGCCTTTGGATGCTTCAATCGGCTCGAGGCCAAATCGTCGGGGGACTGCGCGACCTGGTGCTGCACTTCCAAGCCGTCGGTAGAGTCTCCAGCTTGTCGGGAATCGCAGAGTCGACGCGGCTTCGCCACTTTGAGTCGGCAGTGCTCGCGTTGATGTCCCTCCAGGAGGGCGAGCCAGTCGGATCCAGGCTTGCAAACTTGCGCGCTGTTGAAAATTGGATCTGGCACGACTATCGGGACTACTACGCGCTCTTCTCGAATGCAGCCGAGATCTGGGAGAAGGCACACCTTCTCAAACTTGGCGAATCGAAGTCCACGTTTCGCAAGCACCTCGATGAGTGGCGCGAGAAACGCCGCAGCCCGACCGGTGAGGTGAATCCGGACTACCGCCAGGACACTTCGCTGCACCCCATCTTTCGCGCAGCCTTCCCCGAGCTCATCCCTGCGATAGACAAGATCGAGAAAAGCGCGCGAGCGAGTGATCAGCGCTAGCCTCCGGGCGTGCCGCGGCCACGTTGCAGACGCCTGCACTGCATCGTCGAATCTACGCGATGTGCGCCTGGCTCGAGCCAGGGCAACCATGCGCCGCGCGCGCACCTCATGCGAACCCTGCGCCGGAAGTCGTCCGCCGAAGGTGCATGGCCTGCGCGTCCCCTATGTCGACGTTGATTGCACACGAGGCATGCAGCGACGATGTTCGATTGAGCGTCCGTTCCTTTGTCGATCCTGGCCACGACATGCTCCGCCGTCGACTGGTGATGCTTGGCCTGCGCCAATGTCAGCCCAGAGGCTCTCGCGAATGAATCGATATCTGCTTCCCACATCAAGTGGCCGCAGTAGTGGCAGCAGCCGCGCTGCTGCAGGAATGCCGCCCGTCGGCGTGCTGCGATGTGATTGCACATGGGGATCTCCTGCGTGTGAGGGAATCCCCGATGACCTAAAGGTGCAGAGCGGGCACCGGTGCAAAAGCGTGCCGGTGATGCGTGCGAGCATCCGCAACGCGGGCTGGTAGAGGCACCAGCGCGCGCTTACTGTAGCTCGTACAGCGGCCGTTGCAAAGTACCCCGGACCTACGCCAGGCGCGCGGCGAGATCTTCACCCCGAAGGCTGGCGTACCTGAGCATCATGTTCGTATCAGTCCAGCCCATGATGCGACAGATCTCGATGTCGCTGAACACCCAACCGCCTTGCGGCGTGCGCAGTTCGACCCAGCGGCACGTGGCCTCGTGACGCAAGTCGTGCTCGGTGACTGCGTCGAGGCCCGCATACCGGAACAGGATTCCGAATCGCACCGACAGCCGCGAAGTGACGCGGGCGAGTTCCTTTGGATCGTCGATGCCGCTCCAGAAAGGGAAGATCAGGCCAACGCGATCCCGACACCAGAGTTGAAGGGCCTCATGCAGGGATGCCTTGATAGGTACCTGGCGCGGCTTGATCGCGCCGCGATGTCCCTTCGTGCCTTCAACGTTGATCACACGCTTCACGAGGTCGACTTGATCGACACGAAGGCGATACGCCTCGCGCAAGCGCAGGCCCGTATCCAAGATCAGGCTGAAGAGCAAGGCGAATGCGGGATCGACCTGCAATGCGCGCTCTCGATCAGATCGCTTCAGACCTTGCAGTGCGGCCCATACGGCCCGTTCATGCTCGGCGGGCAAACGCACATCCCTGCGCTCATCCCTCTTCACGCTGAGGCCCTTGGATGCCAGCTCTTCGGCTTCCGTTCGACTGTAGGCGCTGTACCCTTTGGGCAGAAGCCTGAACACGTTCGCAGGCGGTGTGGTGTGCGGTGGCGTCACTCGCCGTAGGTGCCAGTCCATGACACGCCCGAGTGCCCCGACCCGTTTTCGAATCGTGCCAGGCGCCAAGTTTGGAACGTGGGCCGTCTTGAGTCGGTACACGTAGTTGTCGACCCATTGGAACGTGAGCGCGCTCATGCGAACACCGACCAGCTCTTCGAGCATTACGCCGAGCAGCGCATCGTCACTATCGCTGATCGGTGCGCCCTTCACATAGCCACGGATGACTTCAATCAGCAGCGGGTCCTCGCCCCGCGGCTCGGCCGCGAGCAACTCCGCCGGCACGATGCCGCGCGACAGCAGCGCGGCGAGCTGGTCACCGTAGGTGCGCGCCTCGACCTCGGTATCGAAGGTGAAGAAGAAGGGTTTGGGGAGGAGGGAATGCTTGACCCTCAGCTGGAATCGCGCACCGCGAGCTTGAACACTCGTCGCCATGTTCTGGTTTGTTGTTTGGGCGAAGCCATGCTAACTCGACTACACGCCCAGACCGATCCGTTGCGCGGTAGCACTGCTACCGAAACGCGGTAGCAGCGTGCCGATTTGTGGTCATTTTTGGCACTTAGAAGTAGAAACGCCTCGCAGTGCGAGGCGTCTAACTACTTGATTTCACTAGTCTTTTTTGGAGGCGCGGGCCGGAGTCGAACCGACCTACACGGATTTGCAATCCGGTGCATAACCGCTTTGCTACCGCGCCCCGCTTAACTTGTCTTGCCGGGGGTTTTGAGGCCCCGGTTTTTTTGATGCCTCTTGGCAAAAAGGGAAGCCCGAAAGCTTCCCTTTGAATTTGGAGCGGGAGACGAGGCTCGAACTCGCGACCTCAACCTTGGCAAGGTTGCGCTCTACCAACTGAGCTACTCCCGCTTTGCCGGATCTTTCGATCCCTTGATCAACCTGCTTGGCGCTGCTGAAGTTTTCACTTCGTTGCACTTGCTTCGCTGTATCAATCAAGACTCACAGTATATGTTCAAAATCGGCCGATCCGCAAGACCGGCCGATTTTTTTCGAACTTTTTTCAGTGCTTCAACGCGTCGGTCGCAGGCGCCGTGGCCGGTGCCGTCGCCGCAGCGCCAGCCTCGGTCTTGCCGTCGACCTTCGGTGCCTCTTCATCGGCCAGCGGTTGCGGCACCGACTCGAGTGCGATCTCCAGCACCTGGTCGATCCACTTCACCGGCACGATCTCGAGGTGGTTCTTCACGTTCTCCGGAATGTCCTGCAGGTCCTTCGCATTCTCTTCCGGGATCAGCACCGTCTTGATGCCGCCGCGGTGTGCCGCGAGCAGCTTCTCCTTCAGGCCACCGATCGCCGTGACCTCGCCACGCAGCGTGATCTCGCCGGTCATCGCCACGTCGGCACGCACCGGGATGTTGGTCAACGCCGACACGAAGGCCGTCGTCATCGCAGCACCCGCGCTCGGGCCGTCCTTGGGCGTCGCGCCATCGGGCACGTGGATGTGGATGTCGCGCTTCTCGAACATCTCGTCCTTGATGCCCAGGCGGCGTGCACGGCTGCGCACCACCGAACGTGCAGCCTCCACCGACTCCTTCATCACATCGCCCAGCGAACCGGTGCGGATGATGTTGCCCTTGCCCGGCATCACGGCCGATTCGATCGTCAGCAGGTCGCCGCCGACTTCCGTCCACGCGAGACCCACCACCTGCCCCACCTGGTTGCGCTTCTCGGCCTGGCCGTAGTTGAAGCGGCGCACGCCCAGGAAGTCGTTCAGGTTCTCTTCGCTGACCACCATCTTGCCGACTTGCTTCTTCAGCTGGATGCTCTTCACCACCTTGCGGCAGATCTTGGACACCTCGCGCTCGAGCGAGCGCACGCCGGCTTCACGCGTGTAGTAGCGGATGATCCCGCGGATCGCCGATTCGGTGACCTCCATCTCTTCGTCCTGCACGCCGTTGTTCTTGCGTTGCTTCGGCAGCAGGTAGCGTTGCGCGATGTTGACCTTCTCGTCCTCGGTGTACCCCGCCAGGCGGATCACTTCCATCCGGTCGAGCAGCGCCGGAGGAATGTTCATCGAGTTCGAGGTCGCGATGAACATCACGTCGCTCAGGTCGAAATCGACCTCGACATAGTGGTCGCTGAAGGTGTGGTTCTGCTCCGGATCCAGCACCTCGAGCAGCGCGCTCGACGGATCGCCGCGGAAGTCCATGCCCAGCTTGTCGATCTCGTCGAGCAGGAACAGCGGGTTGCGCGTGCCGACCTTCGACAGGCTCTGCAGCACCTTGCCCGGCATCGAGCCGATGTAGGTGCGGCGGTGCCCGCGGATCTCGGCCTCGTCACGCATGCCGCCCAGCGCCATGCGGACGAACTTGCGCCCGGTGGCGCGCGCCACGCTCTGGCCGAGCGAGGTCTTGCCGACGCCCGGGGGCCCGACCAGGCACAGGATCGGCGCCTTCACCTTGTCGACACGCTGCTGCACCGCGAGATATTCCAGGATGCGGTCCTTGACCTTCTCGAGCCCGTAGTGGTCCTCGTTCAGCACGGCCTCGGCATTCGGCAGGTCGTGCTTGATCTTGGTCTTCTTCGTCCACGGCAGGTTGATCAGCGTGTCGATGTAGTTGCGCACGACGGTCGCCTCGGCAGACATCGGCGACATCAGCTTCAGCTTCTTCAGCTCGGCATCGACCTTCTTGCGGGCCTCCTTGGGCATCTTCGCCGCAGTGATCTTCTTCTCCAGCTCCTCCATGTCGGCGCCTTCTTCGCCGTCACCGAGTTCCTTCTGGATCGCCTTGACCTGCTCGTTCAGGTAGTACTCGCGCTGGCTCTTCTCCATCTGGCGCTTCACGCGGCCGCGGATGCGCTTCTCGACCTGCAGGATGTCGACTTCGTGTTCCAGCTGCTCGAGCAGCTTCTCGAGCCGCTTGTCGACCGCGAACAGGTCGAGCACCGACTGCTTGTTCTCGAGCTTCAGCGGCAGGTGCGCCGCGATCGTGTCGGCCAGGCGGCCGGCATCGTCGATGCCCGCGATGGAGGTCAGGATCTCCGGCGGGATCTTCTTGTTGAGCTTGACGTACTGGTCGAACTGCTGCGTCACCGCGCGGCGCAGCGCCTCGACCTCGGGCTTGGCCTCGGTCTCGGGCGGCACCGGCGTCACTTCGGCCATGAAGTGCTCGCCGTTGTCGCTGATCGAATGCGTGTTGGCGCGCTGGATGCCTTCGACCAGCACCTTCACCGTGCCGTCGGGCAGCTTCAGCATCTGCAGGATGCTCGAGACGCAACCGACCTCGAACATGTCGTCAGGCTTGGGTTCGTCCTTGCCGGCCGCGCGTTGCGCGACGAGCATGATCTGGCGGCCGGCTTCCATCGCGGCTTCGAGCGCCTTGATCGACTTCGGGCGCCCGACGAACAGCGGAATCACCATGTGGGGGAACACCACCACATCCCGCAGCGGCAGCAGCGGCATCGTGATGGGCTCAGCGGGCAAGACGGGATGTCCGGACAT